CATAGTTAGCCCAGCCGCCAGCAGCGTTGACGCCGGACGCGATGTTGGCGCCGCTCATGCCGCCAAGATAGCCGCCGCCGGCGCTCAGCAAGATGTCGCCAAAATCGCCGCCTTCCCCCGCCGTGCGACCGCCAGCGTAGGCCGCCGACAGCGCCGGGTTAACAAACCCAAGGCCAACGGTGATGATGGGGTCCAGAATCGACATGATGTTGAAGTCGCGCGGCGCTAGGGCGTTCTGCGCCTGATAGTTCCGCGCCGTCATGTCGAACAGAGCATGTACCGGCGCGTTGGGGTTCTGCGCCATCAGCGTCTTTAGCCCCGGCTGTCGTGCGTCGTCGCGCCCGTACTGGGCTTCGCTAAACGCGCGGTTGTAGCCCGCTTGGCCTTTGCGGTTGTTCGGGTTTTCGCGATACCGCTTCAGCCAGGCAAGTGTGTCTTGCTCTACGGTCGGTGACTCGGGGTCAATTCCGCGAGCGTACAGCCCAGCACCCGGCGAATTGGCGAACCGCTTGACGTCTTCATCGTGCCTAAACCCGCCAGACAGGCCGAAGCGGACCTTCACGCCGTTAAAGACGCGGACGTCCCCCTTCTTTGGCCGGCGATAGGTAGCCATCAGTCAACCTTTTACTCAGTCATGCCGAATTTTACGCCACAAGATAAGTGAATGAATACTGATACGTTACTGCCGAAGTAGAAGTCGGGCGAAGTCTAAATTGAGCGCAGTCATCAGTGGTATCGCCCAATATAGCCGCAGGAACGCTCCCATACACGCCGGTGCTGGTGGACGCCCCAGTTCCGCTTAAATTTCGCGAGCTGAAGAAATTACTCGCAATTGGCAGCGACATAAGGAGAATCGTATCTGTAGCAGATGCGGTTGCAGTAATTGAAACGCTTCCAATCACCGTCACCATGTCCCCTACGCGCATGTAAGAGCTAGCGCCAAACGTAACCGACGCAATGTTAGTGTTAGTGCTTACTTGCGCGGGGGTATACGAACCAGAGAAAATGTTGCCGTCTGTTGCGGCGGGCGCGGTGACGGCAACTCGGCTAGTCTTAATGCCACCAGTAACATCCACCGCGCAAGTGGGAGCGGCGGTAATAACGCCCAAAAAGCCCGTCGTGTTTAGCGTAGTAAACGCGCCGGTGTTAGGCGTGACGTCGCCAATCGGCGGCGGCGCAGATAGATAGACGGCATTGGTTATCTGAAACCTGGCGCCGTCGTACACCACGGTAATTACTTGGCCGGCTAAGATGTCGCCAGCTGCCAACACTAGCGTACCTTTTTTGGTGACCGTTTTTGCACCCAATCCGTTCAAGTTCAACGTCACACTAGAAGTTGCGTTAGTTCCGGCAGCAACAAAATTAAACATTTGTCCGGCGGCGTACGCAATGAAACTTGACGAGGTTACGGTGGCCGTAATGGTATCCGAACCACTTACGCCGGTCAGAAACTGCACGGTGCCAAACTGGTCGCCACCACCGATATTATCAACGGTCCAGAGTTCTACGTTCGCGGCGGTCGCCAATTTGAATTTGTACGACGCAGCACCAAGCCAAACATCGGCCTCGCCCCTAGAGTCTAAGATGACGGGATTCGTATTGTACGTCGTGCCCGAGGCGTCATTGTAAGTCGCCAGCGGGGTGCTGGTGCCAGCCGTGTACGAATACAAAAGCCCCCCAGACAATGGATTGCCATTTGAATCGAAGAATTGCAGTTTAGGGGGCGGCGAAAGCGTGACTGACATGACAATCTCCGAAGGCTTAGTTAGCCATCATTGTAATCCAGTTGGTCCCATCGGACTGAATCATAGCAAATTTACCGGCGGTCGCCGCAAGAATTGCTGTGCCCGCCGTGTTGGACCCCAAGGGAATGACGTTGGATGACGCAGAAGTTACCGCAATCGCCGTGACATTGTTCAAATACAAAACACGGCCCGTAAAACTTGCGGCTGCCGGCAATGTGACCGTGCAGGCCGTGGTCGTGAACCGCAACGATACATCGGTGGTCGCTACCGTATAGGTGGCCGCATTGGTTAGGCTGGGCGCTCGAAAAGCAATCGAACCGTTGACATCCAAGTTGGTTGTTGGGGTTCGACTAATACCAACTTTGCCGCCAAAATAGTTATTAGCCGTGCCGTTAGCATAAAAGCCCCAAACCGTACCCGTCCCCGAAGTATTGACGTTTGAAAAAAATCCATACGCGGTGCCGGTTGTGCCAGAAAGGTCATCGGCGTTAAACGCATAATTGGTACTCGCGCCAACAAGCGTAGAGTTAACGTAAAACCCATGCTGAGTTGTAACCGTAGAAGCGTTAAACGATGCCTGCGTGGCAAGAAAATGCTGAAGATTAGAAAGCGTCGGGTGGGCTGCAACAACACCAATGCTAGTTGTATAGCCTCGCGCAGTGCCTGTTGCGTCAGTTTGCACGGTAGCAACGGTTCTATTTGAATACGGGTTCGCGTTCCCGGTTAAAGTTTTGTTGTTGTAAAAGTTAGAACCTGCTGGGGCAGCGGAACCTACGCTTGCGCTAGTTGACGCAACAATTGTCGTAAATGAACCCGTGGTGGGTGTTGTAGCGCCTACAGTGCCGTTGATGTTGATGGACGCAGTACCGGTCAAGTTAGTCACCGTGCCGCTGGACGGCGTGCCCAACGCGCCGCCATTGACGACAAACGCGCCGGCAGTTCCGGTGTTGACGCCCAACGCGGTGACAACGCCGGTGCCCGTTGTAGTGGTCGCAGGCGCTACGCCTGCGCCGCCGCCGATGACCAAAGCATTTGCCGCTAACGTCGCCGACGACGCCCAGGTGCTTGCGGATGAAAAGTAAGGAACGCCGCCCGACGTCCCCGCAACCGTTAACGCCAACGTGCCAGACCCGGTAACAGGCGACCCGGTTACCGATATGAGGCCGCCGGTAAATGTCTGCCCAACGCTAGTCACCGTGCCGGTAGTTGGTGTGGTCCAAGTGGGCGCACCAGCGCCAGCGCTAGTCAACACTTGACCTGACGTACCAGCAACCGTAAAACCATAGGCGGTGCCGGTGCCATATGGGACAGCGCCAGCCGTTGGGGTCGCGGTTGAGTTAGTGCCGCCATTGGCGATTGCTAATGTTCCGCCCAACGTAATGGTGCCTGACGATGTTATGGGGCCGCCCGACGTCGTAAACCCGGTGGTGCCGCCAGATACATCCACGCTGGTGACAGAGCCCCCTGGCGCCGTAGTCCACCCCGGCGAACCAGCGCCGTTGCTGGTCAAAATTTGTCCGGGCAAGCCAACCGTCGTAAATCTATATGACGCGCCGTCACCATACGCTATGGCGCCGGATTGCGGCGTAGACGTAGAGTTTGTTCCGCCATTTGCAATAGGCGTAACGCCGGTTCCGTTGCCGGTAATGATGAACAGGTTTAGAAAGAATCGATACCACTCGCGTGATATTTGACCGTTTCGCGCGTCCAAAAATGGAACGCGCGGTGGTGTGATATTAGTGGTATTGTCAGCCATTAGTTGCAGATACGGTCAATTCAGCGCCGATAATGGCTACTTTTACTGGGTCGGTGCCGGACACTTCGTAAACCCTGTCTCGAATCTTTTCCGTCATCCCTAACCGGCGCCAAATGGCCCGCGTGCCATACGACCCAATTGCGCCCATTGATGTCCAATGTTCGTTTGACCAAGTGTGACCACCATCGTCAGACCAACGAAGCATGGCTTGAGGGTCACTGCCTTGCCCGGTGTTAAGGCCAACGCCCGTTTCGCAGTCAAGCTGTAGCGAATGCTGCGCCGTTCGCTTTAGGTTGTTTTGCCCAGATGGCAGCGCTCGCCACGACCGAAGCCAACGCTGTACCGCGCCGTTGTCCGCATAAACATCGAGGTCAAACGCATAGATATTGCCGTTGGCGTAATCACCCACCACGATTTCGTTGTTGTAATTCATTTGGCAGTTGCTGATATGCCGCGTAAATTGGCCGTTGCTGAACGCGGCCCGTTCATGCCAAGCGCCGGTTGCAACGTCGTACACCCAAGTAGCGTTGCCGGTTGGAAAAATCAGCACATAAAACGAATGGCCGTCCTGCTGATAAGTGTAGCCAATGGCGTCGGAGATGGTCGCGTAGCCTTGAATGGCAAACTCTATGGCGTGTGTGCTAATCCGTTGACCGGTGTAACCGTTCGCCCGGTAGACCATACCGTTGCCACGGGCGTCGGAGCCCAACCAGAATAGCCCATTGTCCATCTTGGCTACTGAATACGGAGCCGCGCAACCAAGCTCGTTAAATGCGCCCTGTATGCGCTCCAGCGGAAACGCTGCCGCGCCTGAGTCGTACCACACTTCAACGGTGTTGGTGCCAAACAGCCACGCCTCGCGGTGGTCAATCGCAATGGCAAGCAGACCGTCAGGGGAACCTTCGGCGCTAGCAAAATCCAACGGATCTACCGACGTTCCATCCAACAACTGGGTGACCCAAATCCTTTGCGAATTGGGTTCGTTGAACACAAAGTACCCGTCCAAATACCCCACCGTTACCGCGCCGGGAAAGTCAGGGTCGGTAATTTGCGCGAACACGCCGGTGCTGGCGTTGTAGATGTAGCTGAGCGGGTTGCACGCAACGAACAGCTGCGTGCCATTGTCGGTCATGCTGACTGGCCCACTGCCAGATACGGTGCCCAACACAGTTGTAGTCCACGCGGCGTCTATTTTGTATAGCGTGTTGCCGGACACTGCATAGCCGTAGCCGTCAAACTGCCACAAGCCTCGAACCGGACCGGTGCCTAGCGTTGCCAGCAACCGCAGCCCAGGCGCGCGGTTGAGAAAGCCTGCGTCTTTGCCGTTTTCGGGCGTCGCCTCGGGGTACAGATTGACCATGCGGTTGTCCGCAGCGTTGACGCTGCGAGCCACATACGCCTGCCCCAGAATTGGCATTTTCATCAATAGTTGCCGGCAAAGACGTTAAACCGCTGGCGGGTGCCAACGATGCTGTACGGCAAGCTCATGATGTCATCTGGGTTGTTGATGCGCTTCAGATTACGTTTGCTGGTCATAGCGATGCGCGACACGGTAGGCGACGGTTCGACGCCAAATTCCGGCGCCAGTTCGCACGCCAGATTGTATTTGAACGCCCGCAAGTAACCTGGCGGCAACACCAACACGGTTGATAGTGACGCGGCTTGATGCAGTTCAGCCACTGAAACAAAATGCCATTCCAGCACCCGTGTGGGCACGGGGTAGATGTACATTTCAATGTCGGGGTATGTCATGTTAACCCAGATGACTTGCGGGTAAGTGCTGGTCACAGTCTTAACGGCGATGCCGTTATACTGTTGCTGGTTGAGGATTTTGATGCCGAACGAAATGCCCGTAGAAGCGTCCTTAAAGTACGTCGAATCATCAAGCAGGATAGGGCGGTTGCCCACAAAGTCGCCAGACGGGCCCAACGTGCGGCTGATAGTGTTCGGGGGCCAGCTAAACACTTGGTCTTGCGTTGAGAACACGCTAAGGCGCTCGGTGTTCCACGAATCAATCATTTGATTCATGGCGGTCAACGCATCTTGTGCGGTAGCCGCAGACGGCACTTCGCCTTCAGCTAATTGTCCAATCAACCGCAGCGCGGCGTTGATTTGGTCGCCCGCTGTCGTTGACGTCGTAAACGAAGTTGATGGGACAATAATTGTCATTTCACATTACTCCGGCCAGTATAAGCACAGCCGCTATGGGCAATGATAGATTCCAAAACCAAGAATGAACATCCCACACCCGCCGGTCAGCCCAACCCCACCAAGGCAGGTTGGCGCGGCGGCCTTGGCCGTATCGTTCAATCCACTTGTACTCGGCCTGCGCGTGTTCACGGCCCATCAGAACGCCTGACATCAACGCGGCGCCCGCCCACCAGTTGCCGGTTAGCCAGCCCAATACAGCCTGCACCGCAAGGGCAATAAGCAGGTGTTCAAACTGAAATAACAAACGGTGCGTCATGCCGCGATAAATCCTAACCCTTTAAGGACCACCAAAATTTCTGCCACGGTTTGCGAAGTTTGAGCTAACGTTGCAGTAGCGCCGGGAAAATTTGCAATAATAGCCGCGCCTGTTGGCGAACCGAACCCCGTTGCCCCGGCATAGGTAGTGTAAGTTGCGCTTGCCGGCCCAAAACTTCCTGTGCCAGAAATGCGAACCATACGCAGATTGCCGGTGACCGAATCAACATTAATACCCCATTCATTGGTATTGGTCGGGTCTGACAACCTAATGTGGTTTGATGAATTGTTGACAACCCTGAGTGAACTAGTGCCAATGTCAGCAACCGCCGCAACGGTGTACGCGGCATTATCCGCAATTACAGATTGAGTAACCCAAGTGCCTCGGTATCCAGCTTTCAGTGCGTGCCATTGAACTCGGCAATTTGCATCCAAATTTGGATACTGCGTGCCGTTGCTGTCATCAGCGTTCCAAAAACAATTACCTACTTGGTCGGCAAAGTAACCCGACGCGATACCTCTAATTTCAATGCCGTTTGCGCCGCCGCATGAAAAATCGTAAAAAATATTTGTGTCGCCGCCCCGGATGGACAAGCCATAGATCACTGTCGGGGTTGTGCCGGCACGAAACACGCGGCAGCCAACAAATGAGTTGTTATCTGCGTCAGCCAGTACAAATCCAACGCCGCCGCCAGTATCGGAATAATTCTGGCCGGCGCAGTAATTAAACTCGTTGAAACTAGTATTGGCGTTACTGCCGCCCGGAATCGCCGCCGTGAGAGTCATTCCGTTGGCCGGATAGCACGCCGGGGAACCAATGGTTCGCCAAGTGCAATTGGTAAAAATGTTTTGCTGGGTGTCGGTTGCTTCGCCCGTGGTTTTGGTCAGGCAAGTGATGTAATAACAGTCTTGTAATACGTTGACCACATACAGATTCGTGAAGAACGAATAACGAACCGAACTTAGGTAAACCCCAACCGTCGCCAACGCATTGCCGAAAAGCGCCAAATTGATCAACCCACAGCCGGAAGTAACCGGCAGTGTCGCCGAGGTCGTAACAATGGAAATCATGGGACTAGCACCGCCGGCCCAATTAAACCTTACCGGATATGTTGGGCTGCCGGTGTCATGAATGGAGTTAAACGCTGCGCCTTGAAGCACAACGCCGTTGCCGGTAATGGTCAACGTGCTGCTAATTTTGTAAGTGCCTAGCGGAACAAAAATAATCCCGCCGCCAGCGGTCTGAATGGCGTTAATCGCGGCTTGTATTGCCGCTGTGTCATCCGTCACCCCATCCCCAACCGCGCCAAAGTCTTTAACGCTTACGCTTTCGCGCAGCTTGGTCTGGACGGTTGTCGCAACTGCGCCTGTTCCGGCTGGCAGATAGCCCACGCTGTTGCTGCCCGATGGTGCCATAAGGTCATCAAGTTCAATGGCGTTGATGGTGACAGTAAGATAGCCAATCTTGGACACTACAAGGTCATACGTT